ATTACAACATATATTATCAATAAAAGGTTCTTTATTAGAATTCATAAGAATAGGTTCAGCATTCTTAATTATATTAGATATTAATAATTGTATATACATAGAAAAGTGTATTATTTTGCCATTAATAGTATTAATTTGATTCATTTGATTTTCATTACCATTAGAAATGTTATTTAACAAAGATTTAATATAGTCATCACTTATACTTTCTGATGGTTTAAGTGTTAAAGTAGATAATGGTGGAAGAAATGTTTCCCAATTAGTTACATTAATAGAATCAGGTATTATATCTTCGTTAGTTAGGTCAAATTGTAATTTGTTGTTAATTTTTTCTTGTATAACCTGATCTTTTAATAAAATTTTATCGAATAAAAGTGTAAGTTTTTTAACTAATTGTTTTTCAGATAAACTCTTTAAAGTATACCATGGTGGTTCACTGCTTTTAATATTGACCACAATGCAAGCAAAATATGTTATACCGGAATAATCATCTTTATCTAATGGATAACCTTTAAAGGATTTAACACAGCCTGGGAAGGTTTTTTTAATTTTAGGAATTGGTGTTAAAGTGATGACAGAAACAAACATATAAGCAATGGTTAAAAGTAACATAAGCGAATGTCTTTGAAATGAATAACTTGGAACTTTCTTACCTTTTTTAAGCTTAATTTGTTCAGCCATTTTATTGTATGATTCTTCGTCTCCTAATTCTTTCTCTAATTGAATAAAAACATTAGATGTGATAAATTCTTTAGAAGATGATACATTAATGCCTATAAAGTTTTCTAATGCACTAATAATATTTTGACACATAAGAACTTCGGGTGAAAGCTTTACATTTTCAGTAGAAAAATTAGATGCCAAATCCTTTGCAAGTTCATCGCGACTTTTATATTTAAATCCACTTTCATCATAACCTTCATCAGTATCAAATTCTATAGATTTAATTATATATCCACTATATTTGTCAACCCATGTATCACCATCATCAGACAGAACACCGATGTCTCTACATAATTCTTGTAATTTTAGATTATAATCCAAATTTTGAATGTAAGCATTTGCGAGAATTAACATAAATTTTGGAAGTAATTTTGTAGATGTTTCTATACAATAAAGCCAATGTTGTTCTTCATCTATTTCGTTAGGTAATCTAGTATATTTTTCAGCAAACTGCACTATATATGTTTGTTTTTTAACAAAATCTTGATAAGCAATTATTCTATCTCTTAATTCTATATGTGGTGATACTATTCCTTCAAATATACTTACATCATTACCTATAGAAATCTGATAATCATTATGTTTAAAAGATTTTTTTGTATTGATATAATTAAGTTTATCAAGTACATCTTTGCTGTTAACAATATCAATATTTAATTGTTCAGTTATTTCAAACTTATTTGCTTCATTTTTAGTGTCATATTCAGTTAAAACATTTTTAAGTAATTGTTCATTAATATAATTACTTCCATCTACACAATCGTTTTTAACAATTAAACAATCCTGTTGAACATTGCATAAGCTATCCCATTTTTCTTTTGAATCTATATTATCTTTAATATCATTATCTAATAACCATTTGTTATTTTTTCTTATATAATATTTTTTAGAGTCGTCGTCGTCGGTTTGTAATATAGCATATATATTATCTAAAACAACTCTCTGTTTACTTATAATTGCATTGGCTTCTATTACAGACTTATCAGGTGTTAAGTTTTTATCTTCTTGTAGTTTTTTAGATAAAAATATAATAAATTCTTCTTTTGGTAAAGAAGATTGTTCTTTTTGATATTTATTTATAAAATCATAATCAGTTAGATCGAATTCTTTATCATAATAAATAACTTTATCATTATCATTGATGAGGGATTTTTCGTTAGTGTATTTTTTAGAAATTTTGTAATTAGCACAACCACTTTCAATATTTAATTTAGTTAATTGTTCATTAATTATCGTATTAATATCTTCCATTCCTATTAGTTGGAGACTAGACAATGATAATATATTAGAAAAATGAGATCCATTATCTCTTATAATTATTTTTTTTAATACTTCAGATGATGTATAACTTAAATCATAATTAATATTATAATTTGATAAATTTTCTTTTTCGATATCATTGAGTATATTTGAAATATTTACTATTTTAAAAGGTTTATTTTTTTTAAGTTCATTGAATAATAGTTTGTTTTCTTGATATTTTTTTTTATATTCAACTAGTTCTTCTTTTACAAAAAACATTATTTTTAAAAATTGTTTAAATGATATATCACTTGGATATATATGAAAAGGTTCTAAGTATTGAATTATACTAACAAAATTTAGAGGTTTATTAATATATTTTTTAATTTTATCAAATAGTATTTTAGTTTTGGGTATAATACTGTTTAAAAATAATTTATACTTTTCATTTTTATTAGTTATATTGAATGTTTTATTTAAGTCAATATCAATATTATCGGTAATAATTTCAGACAATTTAGTCTCTTTATTTTCAAAATTTTCTATGTATTCGTTAAAATTGTAGTACTTGAATTCCTTTAAAAAATTTTCATCAGTACTATCATCCATGCCTGTTATTTTTGTAAATTTGTTTAGTAATTTAAAATAATAGAAAGAATTAACATTTAATCCAGATTTAACCATAATATTTGTACCAGGCATATTGATAGCGGAATATCTCAATATAGGTTCAGGAAACATTAAAAACCCATTTATAGAAATTTGCTCTTTTTCGATGTATTGTTGAAATACAAATTTATTTCTAGTTATGATATCATTACTTACGGTGTCTGTATCAAACTCATCATAATTATTAATTATACCTAATATGGTATTATCAAGTTTATGAGTAAAATTATCATCATTATTTGTATTATAATAAGGTGTATTAAGTTTGTCTAATTGATTATAAAGATAATTATACTTATTACCATCTACAGAAATGCTATTAGATAAGTAATTATTGTATAATTCCATTTGATTAAATACATCAAATACTATTGAATTATTTTTAACATAGATGTAGTCATCGAGATCTTGTTCTAATTCTTCAATATATACTTTTTTTTGTAGATTTACAACAGGTATAAGCCAATATAACAAATTGGTTAAATTATATAGTTTATTAATTAATGGTTTGTAATTGGGTCCTTTTAGATTAGGCTTGTTTGCGTTATTGTTTTCATCAAATGTTGAATATATGCTTCTTAATTGTTTGTATCTTTGTATGATAGTGTGTATTTGATTTAGTTTCTTGGATGTCCGATCATATGTAGGTATGGTGGATAAAAGTTCATCTAGTAAATCATTAGTTTGAGTTTCAATTCCATATCTTTTAAATTTGTCATCTATTGTGAGAGTTTGTTCGATCTCACCTAATTCTTCTCCTATAACAATGGAGTCTGCTTCAATTAAGAGATCTTTAAGTTCGGTAGTTACAACTTCATCGGGTACAAGGTAGGCATCTAATTGATATTCATCTGTAATATCCTCAACTAAATCAATTCCTTCATCAACCTTTTCAGTAGGTTTTTCCCTTATTTTAATTTCTTTTATATTTAATTCTTCTGGAATACCCTGATATGCGAAATCGATATAAATAGTATCATTATCTGGGTATATTTTTATTTCAATCATATCTTCTTCAATATTACTTATAATTCCGGTTACAATAAATGGTAAATCACCGATAAAATGAACATCAATCCATGTATTTACATTAAGATCATTTTGTTTTACATAACCTTTACTTTGGTTTCTATCTAACAATATAATTTCATCAACATAATCTTCTAGCAAATCTCCATTTTCATCTATATTTAATATATGTTTTTGCTTTGTTTCTACATTTATTAGCTTAATTACATTAGTATCAATATATTCGATAATATATATATTATTGTTAGTAGTTTGGTTTAATGGTGATGTTATTTTAATAATATCCCCTAATTCGAGTGTCATATTTTCGGCTTCATCCATATCCATATCTATAATTAAAGCAGATATTATTTCATTAAATAATATCTGCTTTAATTATAAATTGATGAATATTCTATAATTATTTAAATATTGATATGTTTATAGAAAAACTTCCAGATGAATTATATAAAGAAATAATTAGTTATGTGTTTTATCCTATGTATGAATTAAATAGATATAAAAATAATAATCTGACAAAAATTAAAATAAATAGATGTATAGAATGTGATACTCATTTAAAAAATTTACAAAAAAATAATTGGTTACATCATTATTGTTATGTATGTAATCCAAATGATCCTAATTTAGGACGTAATGTAAAAAATACAGTATGTGATAATAATCTTATTTGTTGGTTTTGTGTGCATTAAAATTGACTTTTAATAGATTTAAATGTTTCTGTGGCTAATACACATACAGAAGAAAGAAGTTGAGATATAGCAGGTTTATCGGTTTTATTGACAAACCCGAGTCTTAGAATACTCTCATCATTATGAGGATGAGTTTTATAAAATGATACATAATGTATAGTATTACTATTTAAATAATAGTTTGCATAAAATATATATTCCAACATTTTACCTATAGAATAATCTTCATTTTCAAAAACTATATCGATGCTGTTTTCCAATGTAAGTTCATTGTCTTTAATAACGAATCCATTACCCGAGGAAATAAGTTCAAACCTATTTATCAAAATATCGCATGCCATTTTAATAAGATTGGTACATGTATAAATTCCTAAACTTTTAATAGTAAAAAGATATGAATCTTCTATATATATACGTTTAGCATCCAATAAATCCCAGTTTTTTTTATATAATTGTATTTCTGTATCGCTTAAACCTTGAGATTTAAGTTCATTAACTTTTTCATTCCATTTCTCTTGAATTTTTTTTTTATCGGGTAAATTACTGTAAGTACAAATAGAAACAACATTAAAGCATCCATTTTCATTGGCATTGACAATTGATAATTTAGCATTAAGAGTAATTTGTTCTTGTTTTAAGTTTTCGCTCAATTTAGGTCGAAGTCTTAAAATTTGGATATAATCTTTAGATAATTTATTTGGTGGAAATATTTTTTTAACATCTTCTTGAGAAATGTATGTATCATTAGTAGTATCTTTAATTTTAAAAGATTCGGTAGTTACTAACATTGTACTAGATGTTTCATTTTTAACATCTAGTTGAATATCAAAGTTTTCATATGGTATATTTAGATCATTTATATGAACAGGAATACAACTCATTCGTTGTTTAATAATTTCATTATTAAATCTGCTTGTATTTACAACAATATCACATTTATTTTCTTCATGTGGAGTGGTTTTAAATCCTAAAATAGGAATATCAGATAGTATAGTTCTTCTAATTGCATTAACTATACTTACATTAGTATTGCTTATAACAAATGTTATATTTTCATAAACTTCATTAATATCTGTTATATTATTGATAGCCATTTATATAAATATAATAAATATTTATTTATTCAATTTTAAGTTAAATATATATTAAAATATTGAATGTAATAGTATAAATGAGCAGTATACTATACTATAGCAATAATTGTGAGCCTTCCAAAAAATTGATAAAAACGATTTCTTCAATTAAAAAAATCAAAGATGATATACATTTTATATGTGTGGATAAAAGAGTTAAAGAAAACAATGGTTCAACTTATATTATTCTTGAAAACAATCAAAAAGTTATATTACCACCTACAATAACAAAAGTACCTGCATTATTGTTATTGAACCATAGTCATCATGTTTTGTTTGGTGAGCAGATATATAATCACTTACAACCAAAACAACAAGAGATTAATACAGAAGCTACATATGGAAACGAAGAACCTTTAGCATATGGAATAAATCAAATGAATAGTATATCTGATAGTTATAGTTTTTGGGATCAATCATCGGATGATTTATCTGCTAAGGGTGGAGGAGGTTTAAGACAGATGCATAATTATGTTAAAATAAATGATAATGTAAATATAGCAACCCCACCTGATACATATGAACCCGATAAGGTGGGTGAGATAAGCTTAGAAAAACTTCAGGAACAAAGAAATATGGATATTCCAAAACCTATCAGAAAGATTTAATAATATTAAATATATTAAATAAATCTTTAATATTATTAGTAATGAATCCTAGCAACGCTCAAATATTGAAAACATTCTTGAACCAATTTAATGAATTTTTAGAAGATGTTTTAAGAATTTTTCCTGACGATGAGGATTTAATAACTGCAAAAGTTTATTTTGATGGTGTTAGAAAGATAAATCCTAGGATAATAATTTGTTACTGGAAATTTTTAATAGCTCATAAATACAATGATGAGGTAGAAAATGAAAATATTGATTTTTTTATAGAGAAAGATTATGTAAATGACATAGAAGATATTGCAACAAAAAGAAGCTGGGAAGGAGATTATTCATACATAAACGATAAGATCTCTATTATAAGAGATAGTGTAAGAAAACAAGACAAAAATAATAAGAAAATTACAATGAAATATATTATAAATCTTACTAGATTATCGAAATTATATAATTAAAACTATAATTTAAAAGTATTTAATCTATTAAATTATAATGAGTGAAAATATAGAAGAGAATATAGATAAATTAGACGAATATATAGTGAATTTGGACGAAGACGACAGCAATCAAGGTGAAGAAGAAGAAGAAGAAGATGACAACAATCAAGGTGAAGAAGAAGAAGAAGATAACAATGAAGGTGAAGAAGAAGATGACAACAATAAAGGTGATAAAGAAAAGAAAGATTTAAAGAAAATAATAAAAGATTTTCTTGTGGATTTATTGGGTACATTTCCAGAATTGTATGATATTTTTGATAATAATTTAAAAAATATACATGATAACGTTGAATGTGATAAAGAAATAGAAAATGTTAAAAATTATATAACTACATTTTTCCCCGAAAGATTTTTTGACATATTGTATAAGAATGATGATATATTTAAAGATTATAAAATAGACACTAAGTTTCTTCCAGGTATAGATTTTTCAATTTTATGGAATGATAATAACATAAGTGATAATAGTAGAGACATTATTTGGAAGCATTTACAAGTAATATTATTTGTAATAATTGGTGATATTGATGAGAAACATTTATTTGGTGAATCACAAAAAATGTTTGAAGAAGTAAATGAAAAAGATTTAAAAGAAAAACTTTTCGAGACGATATCAAATATTCAGGACATGTTTGATTTAAGCGATGGAGATTTAAAAGATATATCGGGGGATGGTATATTACCTGATCCAGAAAATATTCATAATCATTTAAATTCGCTATTAGATGGAAAATTAGGAAGTTTAGCTAAAGAAATAGCGGAAGAAACGGTGAATGATATGGATTTAAAGGTTGATGATGATGCAGATCCAGAAGAGGTTTTTAATAAATTATTTAAAAATCCTAGTAAGTTAATGAATATGGCGACAAGTGTTGGTAAAAAGCTTGATTCAAAAATCAAAGAAGGAACACTTAAGGAAAGTGAATTATTAGAAGAAGCGACAGAATTGATGGAAAAAATGAAAAATATGCCTGGGATGGAGAAAATGGAATCTTTGTTTAAAAATATGCCAGGAATGAATGGTGCAAAAATAGATAAAAATGCTATGCAAAATAAATTAAATAATAACTTAAAAACTTCAAAGATGAAGGAAAGAATGAGAAAAAAATTAGATGAAAGAAAGAAGGATGAAGAAAAAGGAGATGAGAAAGATAGAGAAATAAATGTTGAGAATATGGAAAAATTGGTTTTTAGTACAGGGGAGAATGTAGAAAAATCTATTAAGAAAAAAAAGAAAAATAAAAAGGGTGGAGGTAAAAAATAATAAATTAATGTATATATAATGAATGATACATTTTGGGTATATAATCCTTTGATATTGATAAATAGTAAACATGCAAAAGAGATATTTCCTTTAAATGATATGACAGAAAATCAAAAATTAAACGCATTAACTAGGATGATAATGCTTTTATCCATATTAAATTACATAGTTACAAAATCAATATATGCAATAATATCAGGTCTATTATCGATTGTATTAATAGTAGCTTATCATAAAAATACAGAAGGTTTTGAAAATAATGAAACCGATACCATAATTGGTGAATCAGCATATATTAACAGTAATGAAGCTAATTGTTTTCCGACTAAACCAACAAAAGAAAATCCTATGATGAATGTTATGTTGACAGATATAAAAAACAATCCTACAAGATGTTCAGCCGAAGCAAGCTACAATAGCAATGTTCAAGAACAAATTAATGAGGCTACCAAAAGTAATTCAGTAGCGAATGTGCAAGATGAACGATTATTTAAAAGTACAGATGATGAGATGCAATTTGATTATTCTATGAGAAACTTTTATACTACACCAAATACAGAAATACCAAATGCCCAAACAAAATTTGCAGAGTGGTGTTATGGAGATATGCCATCAAGAAAGGATGGTACAAATTTAGAACAAAATTTAATTTAATTATGAATTAAATAAAATATATTTTAAATATATATATGTTTATGGAGAATTCAGGAGAAGTAAATTTTTTAAATAATCAAGGTCGCATAGGCGAAGATGAATTAGGACTAAGTCAAACAAATTTGCAGAATGCGGAACTTAATAGTTATATGTTAAAGAACTTTTATTTACAAGATTGTGGAATGAAAAAGCCTATAGAATTAGCTACTAGCCAACCGAGTGTATTTTATAGTGGAAGTAATGGTTTGGGTTTAGGTGGATGCAATGTAGATGATAGTTCAAAATTACTGCTTGGTACTACACAAACAAATCCTAAATGTAGGGTATCATTAGTTGAAAGACCATATAAAACGATACCATATTTAGGAAAAGGACCAAGTAATAGTATGTTAGAGTCGGAATTAAGACAGGGTATTACAATGACGAATCGTAAAAGTGTTTTAAATACATCAGAAGAATCATACATTCCTTACAAAAATTATCCTGTAGTTAGTTCTATAGAAAATGGAGCTAATAACCCAATTAATAATGTAAGTTGTTTAAGCAAAGCTAATTCATCATATGATGTAAGTGCACCAAGAACACATAATCCTACAGAAGAATCTGTTGATAAAAACTGGATAAGAGGTGGTCTTTCATCTAGAGATTTAACAAGAAAAACAATAAATTAGTTTTAATAAAAATATTTTATTAATAGTTTTATTAAAATGGAATTTTACAATGATAATTATGTTTGTAAATATATGTTGAATGGAACTACAGAAGAATATCAAAAAGATTTATTAAATATTTTAGACATAAGTTTTAATATTGATGAATTAGAATATATTACAAAAAAAGTAACAAAAATATTTAACCGTGTCAACGGTGAAGAGTTTAAAGATGTATATGAATGTTGTAGAAATAATAATATATTTTTACACGATAGTGATGATGATATGTGTTTTATCTTTTTATTTGGGTATGATACATTATTTATAATGCATAAATTGTTATGTTATTACAAAAAAAATAGTAAAATAAACAACGAGATAAAAAAAGAGTTGATTGATAAAATTAGCGAGATTTGAAAAATAATTTCGCATATAGTAAAAGTAAACCATAAATTAAAGCATAAACAGAAGAAGCCATACCAGAAAAAGAATTAATATAGTACCCATGTAATATCCATAATATAGCTCTTATAAAACCGATTAATAATGCGGCTAAAGAGAAAGAACGGGCATCCCTGGTTTTATATGTTTTGTATATTTGTGGAAAAGAAGAAACAATTCCTAGGAAGGCAGCTAAAGAACCAAAACATTCATGTTTAGTATAATTATATTTGTCAATAAACATATATAAATAATAATATTATTTATTATTATATGGCATCGACAAGAAATAATAATATGAGATCAGATTATGAATTACAACAACATCAATTTGAAAAATCTAGAAACTATATGATAACTCCATTAAATGATACTATAATAAAAGTACAATATCCTGTATTTGGAATTAATTATCAAAATGCTCCAGCTATACAATTATCAAATAATAGTGTGGATTTAGAATCTGAACTTTATGGAATTGGTTCGACAAATTTAATTAAACCAAAAGAAAAAGTAGAAAAAGATATGAATACCTTAAATAATGTGGTTTTTATGGAAAGACTTCAACCTATAGAGACACATTTCCCAACTTTAGAAAATCAAAGACCTATGTTTAAATAATTATTAATAATTTTAATTTAAATAATAATTAATTATTGTAATTAATGGAAAATAGCCAAACAAATCCGAACGCACAACAAAATGATAGCGAAAGGCAAAAGTTGGTGGAAGTGGATGTAAATGATGAAAATGTAGCATTAAATGTATTGGTAGGTTTTTGTAATTTAGCACAACAGAGAGGAGTATTCAATTTACAAGAAAGTGCAAAGATATGGGAATGTATAAAAAAATTCCAAAAGAATTAATAAATATTAATATTAAATAATAAATATTAATATTAATATATATAAATGTCATTTACTAGGTTTCATGATGATCCATGTAGAATGTTAAAACAAGTGCAAGAATCCACAGACATAGGTTTTTATCATTTAAATGTTCCAGGTAATGGTGAAAAACCATACTATTTTGATAACAACTTTGTTAGACTGGGAAAATGGGGTGGTAATCTTTCAAATAATCCCGTTAGTTTAGAAAGTGATTTAAGAGGATTAACAAGAAAACTAACAAGAGATCATGTTGAAAAAAATTCATATGAAAAAAATAAAATTTATAATGAAGTTAAGAGTTATCCAACAAATAAAGATCAGACAGATCAATCTAGAGCAACACATCCAGCATGGACCTTTAGAGATAAACAACAAATGAGGTATGATATTTTATTTTTAAATCCTCAAGAAAATGTATGCATACCATTTCAAAATAATTTAAATACAAAACTATTAGAAAAAGATTATTTTACTAGTTAAAATTTAGAAAATATATAATAATAATATTATTATATATATGGCACTTGTAGTACCGGCGATAGCAGGTTTCGGAATATTTTTAATTCATAAAAATAAAAACAAAAACAAAAATATTATAGATAGGACTCATTGTGATGGGTTTATAAATAAACATAATTTACTTAATCAAAGTACATCGGTTGTAGATAATATAGATGTGAATAATATAAATGAATATAAGGATCCTAATAATTCATTTACAGATAAATATTACTCTAAGAAAAATAATGAAGACATGAATTTTAAGTTTAATAGCATAAATGGTGAACAAATAAATACACAACAGTTCAATCATAACAATATGGTTCCATATTTTGGTAAATCAAAACTAAATGGTAATAATTTTATGGAAAATGCACCTACAGACTCTATATTAGATAGTAGGCAAGGAAATAATTCATTTTCTAGAGAAAAAGAGGAATCAGCACCTTTATTTAAACCAGAAGAAAATATTCAATGGGCACATGGATCACCTAATGAAACAGAGTTTATCAGATCCAGACAAAATGTAAGTTCGATTGCTAATAATGTCAATCCATTTAAAGAGACTATCGAAACTGGAAATTTAGGATTCAATTCTGGTGCAGAATTGAGAAATGTATGGCAACCTAAATCAGTCGATGATTTAAGAATAGCATCAAACCCTAAATTAACATATGAATTAGGGGGTAGGGAGGGTCCCGCACACAGTAAAGTTCAGGAAAGAGGAATACATGGAAAATTAGAAAAACATCTACCGGAAAAATTTTATGAAAATTATCCAAATAGATATTTAACTACAACAGGATTACAAAAAGCACCAACTGTAAGATCTATTTATAACAATAAAGATGTAAATAGAGCTGTGAGTGTTGAATATACAGGTGCACCAAATTTAGCAGTTGATAATTGTAAAGCACAATCAAATTATAGATTAGCCAACAAAGCATCGAAACAATTAGATACTGAAAGTATGGGTATGCCACAACATTTAGGTGGTGGAGCATATGCAGTAAATCAAAATAGTATGAATATATCTCAAAATAATAGAAGTAATACCGGTAATAACGATCGAAATGGAATAGTAACAAATGTAGTAAGTAGTGTTTCTGCACCAATAATGGATATGTTAAGACCTACACGTAAAGAAGATTTGGTTAATTCGGTAAGGGTTAATGGACAAGCAGGTCCAGGGACATTAGTTTCGGCGGGTTCAATGCATGATCCTATGAATAAAGTTAAAACCACTACAAAAGAAACTACACAATATAGTCCATTCAATTATGGAATGCCGAGTGTGGATAACAATCATACAGGTGGATATAATAATACAAACTATGAAATGACTGGTAATCAAAGAGATACAACTAATGTAAATTATGTAGGTGGTGCAAATAATAATACACAATTACCTAGTTATGAGTCAAATTATAATCAATCACATAATACTAATAGATGTAACAAAATGAATATGAATCATGGTAATACAAATATGTTTAACAATTCGATTAATCAGTCGATAAATAATAATAAGTCATCACTTAATACAGGATATACACCTAATATAAATGGTAATTTAAACAGTTCTGTACCATCAGCACAAACTTTTGGAAAACTTCATGTTCCACCATATGAAAACAAACCATCTAATCAATTAGATGGTAATTTATTGAATGCGTTTAAAAACAATCCTTACACACATAGCTTATCGACTGTAGTACAATATTAAAAATTAGTATTTAAAATTAGTTAAATAATATTAGATATGCATATTCATGAAAATATTTATAATAAATTAAATAGTTTTTTAGAAAATAATAGCATACCTAATATTTTATTTAATGGGCCATCTGGTTGTGGCAAAAAGTGTATTGTAAATAATTTTATTAATGATATTTATAATAACAACAAAGAAGATATAGAAATATATGTTTTTAAAGTTAATTGTGCAAAAGATGGTGGTATTAAATTTATAAGGGAAGATATTAAGTATTTTTGTAAAACTAATATTAAGAATACTTTCAAAACCATAGTGTTATATAATGCAGATGAATTAACTATAGATGCGCAATCTGCCTTAAGAAGATGTATTGAAATATTTAATTTTAATACTAGATTTATTATTGTTACTAATAATAAAGATAAAATATTAAAACCAATTCTTTCAAGATTTTGTGAAATAAATATACCTTATCCAATAATAAAAAATAAACAAGTTAATTTGCATAAATACAAAATTAATAAAAAAGTTAATAACAAAGATAAAGAAAACTGGTTACAAAAATATTTAAATGATATAAAAATAGAAAATTTATGTGAATCAGTTGAAATATTATATAATAAAGGATATTGTGCGATAGATGTTGTAGATTTAATAAAACAAAATGATAACAATTTAAATATAAATGATTTATTATTAAATTTTACAAAAATTAAAAGAGAATTTAGAAATGAGAAATTATTAATGTATTTAATTATATTTTTTAGCTATTTCCGTTCAAATTATAATTTAGAAAATATAGTGTTTATTTAATGGATGATTATAATATTACATCATTAAATAATTCTCAACAAGAATGGGCAATCAAACTATTAAATATTATAACACCTTACATTACAGAAGGTATATATTCCATATTTGACGAAGCTTACAAACTTTGTGTTGAAAATAAAGAAAAAGAAAAATATTTGATGACATTTCAGAATCTTTTAAGTAGAATTCCAAAATGGAATAATTCTATTATTGAGGCTGAAACAAAAAGAATAGTAGAAAAAAGTAAGTGTGCATATTTAGAAGATTTAATATCTTGTGTTCATATATCACATTTAAAAATATTAACTTCAATGAGAGTTAGTAAAACACAAAAAAAAATAAATATTAATGTTCCAGAATTGAAGGATTTTATACATAAAGTATATATAAATTGTGGTAGAAAACTATATACTGTTGTATATCTCTTTGAGAGAAATATAGAACCTTTAATTTTACAAAAAAATAAAAAAGAAATAGAAGATCATGTCAATAATTCAATATTAAATGCTATAAGAGAAAGTATCCCTGTAGAAGAAATATTAAAAGCATACATGGATGAGTCCACTGACTTGATTGCCAATGTTAATAAAGAAGTTATAGTTGAAGAACAAAAAGATCTCACAGATTCAACAAATAACACGATGAGTAAAGAACATGTTGTTAAGGAAGCTGATTCCAGTGAAGAATCCAAAACAGATGATAATATAGTTATAAAATCTGTTTCGCCTGTTTCAGAAGCTATAACTCCGGTGACGGTCCCAGATGCTGTTCCTGTTCCTGTTCATGTTCCTGTTGCTCCATCCGAAATCATAGCTGATAAAAGTAAACAATTGGCTGATGATGGAATAAAATTATCTTTTTCGGAAGTGGACAAATCTATTTCTGTTGATAAAATAGAAGAGGACGTCAAGGCACCTAAAGATGTGGAAACGTTAGAAAAAATTAGTGAAATTAATAATAAAAAGCGAAAAGAAGAAGAAGAGGATGATTATGAAGAGGAGAAGCTTGTCATAACTAACGAAACAGTAAAATTAGACACATTAGATATAAATGAGATACCTGTAAAATTAAATGATAATAACCCTCTTTTATCTGATATAGAGGTTTTAACATAATATGCGTAAATTATTAATTATTATAATTTAATTATAATTAAATGGAAGTAATTGCATTATCTTCTGTTGTTATTTCTGTAATATTTTTGGCAATGAATTTTATAGAAAGTAAATATATTAAAAAAGAACCATTATCTAAAGATGCATTAAAAGAAACATTAATGGTAACATTAAGTAGTTTTGTAACGTTATTTTTAGTTAATAAATTTAATATGTTTAAAGGTAAAAAAAAAGGTGATCAGGCCCAAGTATTTGTAGATAAACCTGAATTTTAATTTTATATAATTATATTAAATATAATTTAATATAATTTAACCATGAGTTTAAGTTATGAAGGTATTAAAACTGCACTCTTTACAGGTTTAAAATTAAATGTATTTTGGTCAGGTGTCCACTGGTGTTCGGTACAATTATATCAAAAATTTTGTGTTCCAACCACTTTTTCTGGATATATATTCACACCTATAATGACACAAGCACCACATTGCAAACTGCTTATTTGGTGTCATACAACATCGGTAGATGCATTTAATTCTCTAATAAGTGTTTTTGTAAGTTTTATGGTAGCAGTAATACATACATACTTTTCTATTGATAACAAAATTAAATAAAATAAATTAGTATATTAAAATGACAGAATATAGATATGTTTACTATTTGAGTGATAGATGCTTACATAATATTCTAGAAATTTGTTTTAAAAATTATAAATTTGATATATTAGATCAATATGAAAAAGATGAATTATATTTTATACTGATGAAGAATTGTGCGAACAGATATTATAATGAAAATAGAATAAGATACTTTGTTAGAAAAAGTATGAAACGAATGGAATCAAAATGTATTATTAAAGAACTAGTGGACATTCTGGTTAAA